CATGGCATCAGGGGCGCCGGTGTCGGGGTGTGGGTACGCCTCCAAGTTCAGGTAACCATGGCCGACCTCTACCGTGGCGAGCCAGTAACGGTCAGTTTGGATGACTTCAACGCCTCCAGGAAGCCGGCGGGAGGTGTGGGTGTTCAGGGTGTTCAGGGTTTGCATGGGTTTAGGGTTCGGGATTAGTCGCACCAGAACCGGTAGTTCTCAGCGAACTCCTCTTCGGTTACGTCGCAGGTGCATCCCCAAGAGACGGCGCCATGCGCCGGCATCCTTCCGGTGCAGTAATCGCAGGCAGGCTTCAGCTCAGCAATGGGATCGCTCAGCCCGAGCGCACGCCGTGCGCCTCGGATCGCTTCCTGCCAGTCCTGCTCCTCACGCAAGGTACCTTGCTGGATTGGGAGGCGCTCGCCAACGCCGTTGAGCATTGCGCTCAGGCAGGCGCGGAGGGCTTCGGTCGGGGTTGGGGTTGGGGTTGTTTGTGTGGTTTGCATGGTTTGTTTTTGGTTTGGGGTTCAGGGTTAGTCGCAATCTTCAGCAGACCATTCTGCAAGGTCGCGTTTAGCAATGTCCCACGCTTTGTGGGCCGCACGCTCAAGACGGCGCATAATCTGGTCATCCGTGAGTGACTTGTGCAGTTGGGTCGTCACTGACGCATCGCTGTAAACATCCCCTTCCCCGCACACACTGACCTTCACTAGCGTCTTCCCGAGTTCCCGCGTGATGCGGCATGCGACCGGTTCTTTCTTGCAGGAAATCCAGTCTGTCGAGAAGTCCAGCCCCGACCTAACAGCAGCAAACACGTTGTCGCGAACATCGTCGTAAAAGTCCACTGGTCCCCACTTGGTGCCGTCTCCTCTCACCTCAGGAAACTCGTAAACCAAGCGCGTCGCCAAACGGCCTGTCACACTCCATCTTGTTTTACTAATCCGCTTCAGCTTTAACCTGCTCTTTGCGGCAATGTGCTCAAGACGGTCATGCAAAGCATCCAGTGAGGTTTCCATCTTAATTTCCAAGGGCACGCAACGGGAGGTTACGTCAGATACTTTGAGCTTCATCAATGCGGCCAGTTCATTGTGACGGTTTACTTCTCCTCGCGCAGGTGACCAAGTGACATGGTTAGAGTCAATGTGCTCCTCTACAGTGATGATGATGGTTCGAGTGATGGGGTTGGTTTGTGTTTGCATGGTTTGTTTTTTGGTTTGGGGTTGTCTTGGGTTTGTCGGCGACTCCGACGGAAAGCTTTAGGGGAAAGTTTGCGAAAAGTTTGCGAAAGGGGTGGGTTTGTGGCGGAAAAACCGGATTAACGAACCAAATCCGAAACGGTTGGCGAGATTTTCGATTTCGTGAAAAAGTTTCTGAAAGGCAGGAAATCGGAAAACGGTTTCAGGTGGAAAATCAGGGTTTCAGAGGGGTTTAGGAGCGTGAAAGGCGCCGCTAAGGTTGGGATTGTTAGGTTGGATTCAGGGGTGGAAAGGTGAACGCGTACAGAAGAGCGGAAAGAAACATAGGCCTAGAGCGAGCGGAAAGGGGCCTAGAGCGCGAGGAAGGAAGCGGTGAAGGTAGGTACAGCGGACAAGGGATGAAGGGAGCGGGAATGGGAAGGAGAAGAGCGGGACGAGAGAGGGCACGAAAAAAGCCGAATCCCGCTAGGGACTCGGCTTGGGTTGGGGAGGGGAGTGGGGCTCAGTGTCGGTACAGCCTGCCGTCCGATCCGACCCGGTGAGCGAGTAGGGGAGTTGGGGGTGGGGTTGTTGAGATAGACCAGTGGATGTCGGTTGCGGAAAACTCGCGGGTTAGCGCGCGCATGATGTCGTGCTCGTTGTCGCCGTTAACGGTCCCCACAAATGAGCGGGAACCGTTTGGTGCGAGCGTGTAAACGTAGAAGGTACGCATTGCCAGATTAGTTGAGAGCGTCCACCACGAACCCGCTTTGGTCCCGCTTGGCTTGGCCTTTGGCTTTTAGTCCGATGACGAAACCAGAGCGTCCAGCGCGCGCGCGGCGGTCTAGGAAGCGGAGATCATGAAGGTCTCCGTCTAGAACGGGGCGATGAAAGAAGGTTGGGGGCAACGCATCGCGGAAAACGACAGAGACGTTTCCGCCCGCGCGCAGAACTGCGGCGCATTCGTTTTCGTTGGCTGCGGAATCGCGGCTGAAGGTTACGTGGTAGTTTGCGGGATGCAGGCCTTTGGCGTTGTCCAAGGCCTTCTTTACTGACTTGGAATAATCGTAGAAAGGGACGGTTGGGAATAAGTCCATTAGAGTAAGGCCTTTGCTCGGTACGGTGAGACGGTGAAAGGCCAAGTCGGAGGTTCCGTTGAGGCGGACACAGGGTGTCATACCTAGGCGCTTGGCCTTGGCTACTAAGGCCTTGCAGTCTTCGTATAGAGATTCAAGAAAGGCGTTACGGTTCGCAAAGAAAGCTTTTGTCTTTTTGATGCGTGCAGATTGCACGCTATTGAAAGCACCTCTGCCTGAGGTGTTAAGGCACGCTTCTTTGCAGGTGCCCGCCCATGGGCAAACGTTCCCGACTCCTGAAAGGGTGGAAGGGGAAAGGTATAGAATGCCCGTAAGGAAGTTGAGGGCTTCGCCTTTGCGGGTTTTGGCTGAGGAGATACCGAGTAGGTTCATTTTGTTTGGGTAGTGTAAAGGGTTGTGAGGGTTGGGTTTAACGTGGAAGGTGAAAAAGGCTATTTTCCATTGTTTTGGTTAAGTTGTTGTCGTTCACAACTTTAAGAGATGGTATGGAACATTCGTTGTGAGAAAGGTAGTAAACCGTTGAGTGGAAAGCTTTTATAAAGTCTGAAGCTTCTTTTCGGGATTCAAATGGGCCATGCCATAGGTAGTAGTTTGTGGTTTTGGGTCCGTAGTAGTGGCGTTTGCCTGCAACGTAGTGCTTCATGGTTTGTTTATGGTTTGTGGTTTGTGCTGAGGGGTTTATCGCATTTGACGCAGTGCCATGGCGTAGGTGCCGCAGAGCAAAAGTCCGATAAGCGAGGCTTCAAGGGCGTTGAGGTTGAGCGTACCGAGTGCGAGAGCGTCGAGGGTGGAGAGGGTGAGCATTAGGAGGGTGAAGGTATTGGGTTTCATGGGTTTGGATGGTTTGAGTTGCGTCCACGTTGTGCGGACTTGGTGCAAGGTTGGCGCAAGTGGGGAGGGGTGGCAACAACAAAAATGCGCAAAATTTGCGTATCAGAAGGAAAGGGAATCTTGAATCAGGCTCTATAGAGAGTAGAGCCATATCCGATATGGCATCGCCTGCACAGTTGGCTAACCTGATTCACACGGGTAGACCAAAGGGAACACAGAACAAGACGACAACGGCGCTCAAAGACGCGCTGATGCTGTCCTTTGAGAGGCTAGGCGGCGCCGCGTACCTTGAGGAGGTAGCACGTAGGGATCCGCGCACCTACTGTGCGCTCCTAGGCAAGGTTCTGCCGCGCAACCCGGCGGCTACAGACAACGCGCCTGGTAACGTGTCCACGCTATCCGACGCGGAAATACGGCAAAGGGTCGCTGGTATGTTACGCGAGGGGCTTTCTCCCGCAGGCATCGAAACAGGGGAAGTAGTTGACGCTGTGGAGGTTGGAGAGAAAAGTGGTACTTGAAGTTCAAGTATACATGACTGTTATTGTATTGCGTAATAGGTTTAAATCATAAACAACCAACCAATCCAAACAATACCTAAAACCCCCTTAGGGGGGTGGGGAACTTACAGCGGAAACGGCGGCGTCTCCGCGAATCTCGCTATTAACCCGTGAAAGAACTCAGTCCCGAAGAGAAAGCAGAACTCGTCTTGTGTTTGGAGGAGCTCCAGCGCCGCAAGCGCGAGCGCCGTTTGCTCGGTTACTACCCAGACACCGGACCCCTCAGGCGGGAGCTCTACAAAAAGCACCTAGCCTTCTTCGAGGCTGGGGCAAAGTACAAGGAGCGTCTGATGATGGCAGCCAACCGCGTCGGGAAGACGGAAGGCATCGGCGGCTTCGAGATGGCGGTACACCTCACGGGCCGGTACCCCTCATGGTGGACGGGCCGCCGGTTCGACCGCCCCATCTCGGCGTGGGCGGCAGGGGACACCGGTAAGACCTCACGGGACATCTTGCAGACGAAGCTTCTGGGACCGGCTGGGAGCCACGGCACGGGCCTCATCCCGAAGGAAGACATCCTGCGGGTGTCGGCGAAGGCCGGTATCGCGGACGCGGTGGAAATCATCGTGGTGCGTCACGCCTCTGGCGGCGAGTCGCGGTTAACCCTCAAGAGCTACGACCAGCGGCGCGAGAGCTTTCAGGGGACAGAGCAGGACATCATCTGGCTGGACGAGGAGCCGCCGCTGGACATCTATACGGAGTCGCTGCTACGAACGATGACGAACGACGGTATGGTGATGCTGACGTTTACGCCGCTCTTGGGGATGAGCGAGACGGTGATGGCGTTCTTGAGGGACGGGGAGGTGTGTGAGCGGGCGGAGGGGACGAAGTTCGTGGGGATGGCGACGTGGGACGACGTACCGCACCTGAGCCAAAAGCAGAAGGAGGACCTGTGGTCGAGTATACCGCCTTTCCAGAGGGATGCGCGGTCGAAGGGCGTGCCGCAGTTGGGGGCAGGGGCGATTTATCCGGTACCGGAGAGCGAGCTTGTGGTGCCGGACTTTGAAGTGCCGGTGCACTGGCCTCGGGTGTTTGGGATGGACGTGGGGTGGAACCGGACGGCGGCGGTGTTTGGCGCACTCGACCAGCAGAGCGACACGTTGTACTTGTACTCGGAGCACTACCGTGGGCAGGCGGAGCCGGCGATTCACGCGGAGGCGATTAACGCGCGTGGGCGCGGTATCCCTGGGGTGATTGACCCCGCCTCCCGTGGCAGAACGCAGGTCGACGGGCAGCAGTTGTTTGTGAGGTACCGGCAGATGGGCTTGGACTTGACGGTGGCGAACAACGCGGTTGAGACGGGGATTTACGATGTGTGGCAGCGGATGTCCACGGGGCGCTTGAAGGTGTTCAAGAGCATGACGAACTGGACGGCAGAGTTCCGGTTGTACAGGAGGGACGACAAGGGCAGGGTAGTGAAGGAGAACGACCACTTGATGGATGCGACGCGGTACTTGGTGGTGAGCGGGCTGAACCGAGCGGCCTTGAGCCTGAAGAAGCGGATGCAGAAGATGATTGAAGTGATGCCGGTGATGAACTTCTTCTCGAAGAAGTAGATTCTCCAGCAATTGACACAAACCTTCAAACCCGCATGATGAGACTATGAAGAACGACCCGGTGAAAGTGCATTCGGAGGCTATTGCCGAGTTTGACCGTATTCAAGAGGTGCTCCGCAACGAGCGTTTGCAGTGCCTGCAAGACCGCCGGTTTTGTTCGATCCCCGGGGCCCAGTGGGAGGGGCCGCTTTCTGAGCAGTACGAGAACCGGCCGAGGTTTGAGGTGAACAAGACGCAGCTGGCGGTGATGCGCATCATTAACGACTACCGGTCGAACCGCATCACGGTGGAGTACGTCCCCAAGGAGAAAGAGTACGAGTCACTGGCGGAGACGTGCAACGGTCTATTTCGGGCGACGGAAGTGGACTCAAGCGCGGAAGAGGCGTATGACAACGCCTTTGAAGAGGCGGTGACCGGTGGGTTTGGGGCGTTGCGCTTGCGCAACGAGTACGAGGACGAGTACAGTGGGGAGAGCGACGAGCAGCGCATCTGCATTGAGCCGATTTACGACGCGGACAGCTCGGTGTACTTTGACTTGAACGCGAAGCGCCAAGACAAAGCGGACGCGAAGCGGTGCTTTGTGATTACTGCGCTAACGCGCGAGGACTACGAAGCGGAGTGGGGGGATGATCCCACGACATGGCCAAAAGAGATTACCCGCACCCAGTTCGACTGGCAGACGCCGGACGTGGTGTACGTTGCGGAGTACTACCGCGTGGAGGAGACGACGGACTACATGGTGACGTTTGAGGGGCTTACGGGAGACGAGGAAAAGGAGCTTTTGTCGGTGCTAAAGGAAGGCAAGATGGAGGAGATGGAGGCGCTTGGGTACAAGGAAGTTAAGCGCAAGAAGATTAAGCAGAAGAAGGTGCACAAGTGGATTATGTCTGGGGGCAAGATCCTTGAGGACTGCGGGTACATTGCGGGGCGGTGCATCCCGATTGTGCCGGTGTATGGGAAGCGGTGGTTTGTGGACAACGTGGAGCG